CAAGTCCATTAAGTGTTCAGCACTGAGCATGAGCGGGCGCAAGGGCTGGGCCAAGGCGCTCAAAGAAATGGATTGGAACGAAGCACACACAACTTTGGTTAAGCAGATATGAGTAAAGACGGCAGCGCAGGCGGCGGCACAAACATAAACCTTGATGATTTGCTGGCAATGAACCCAGAACTTATGGAGCAGCTGGCAACTGAGCCTGCGCCGGTAGAAGCAGCGCCGGTAGCAGCGCCAACGCCGTTCTACGGCAGTGGCAATGAGATCAGTCAGCCCGACCAAACCTATTTTGATACTTTTGCCTCGCCAAGCGAAAACTTTTACGGCTCTGGCACTGAGATCACGCAGCCAGACGCTGACTACTACAATCAGTTTCCATTGCCAGGGCAAGCGCCAGTGCAAACGCAAGCGCCTAGAACTTCCACGCCTATCCCTATTTTTGACATTGAAGAAAGCAGCTTCGATAACACCGCAGGCATTGGCGGAGAAGGCGGCGCGGGCGGCATGACTTACGCCCCAGTGTATGGGAGGGCAGGGCTGGCGGCAGAACCTCAGCAGTCGGCAGCGCCAGTATATGGTCGCCAAGGGATAAACATGCCCATCCTTGATGCGGCAGAAGAAGATGAAGAGATCGCCTACTACACGCCAAGATTCCAAAATTTCAACATAGGAGCTATGTGATATGAGCATGGGCAAATCCAAAAACACCTCAACACAAGCCTTTGATCCAGAACTAAAAGGAATGCTGACAAGCACGTTTCGCACAGGTCAGCAGCTTAGCCAAACGCCATACCAAGCGTATGACGCGGCAACGGTTGCGCCATTAGCGCCAGCTGAGCTTGAAGGCATGAACATGACTGCTAACACGGCACGCGCTGGTGTTGGGCAGGCGCAGATGAATCA